CTCCTGTTGCAACAGCACTCATACGATCTACCCAATCGCCCGACTTTGTTGTACTAAATACCACCGTTGGTTCACCATTCAACATAACACAAACATTAGTCATTCCTGCACCACATGATACGGCAATACCAGTATAATCTTCATCACCCAATTCAGCATAGCATAAAGCTTCAGCCTCATTAATGGCTTTAGCATCATATCCACATTCACCCAAAATGGCCTTGACTACATCTTCATGATATCCAACGTCAAAATCCTCATCTTCTTGATCAACAGGCTGTGCGGGTACGCAGAATACCAGTTTTTCATTTAGTTCTGATGCCTGACCAGCCACTTCTTTTAAAATGAAAGCCAGCACACGCTTTGCGTCCTTCTCTTTAGCAGACACAACGCCTTTGCTCATGGGTCTTTTAGCGTTGTCGTTACGTTCAATGGCTTTTTCTATGGCATCCTTACCTAAAATTAAAAATGATCCGTCTGCATCCTTAACAAAAACTTTTCCCGATAGTCCTTTTTCAATCATTTTGGTTGCAACAGGAGTAGTTGGTTTTATAATATAGAAAGCATCCCTAAAATCTTTATAGACGATGCCATCTTTAGAATCTTGAGATAAAACAATATAACTAGTTCCAACATCTAAACCTTTACTCATAATTTACCTCTTTATATTTTTTAGTTTATTGATTGAAGATTCTATATTTTCAGTAGAAATTTTAGTTTCACCAAGATTTTCGTATTTTTTCTCCATGCCAGACGTTTTAATATCTGTTACAAATTTGCTCTCATCAATAGTAACTTTATTTGTTATTTTGTCATCAGATACTAACTTTTGTTTGCCAAAAAAAGAAACTGGCTGACTCTCAATATTGGCCTGACTATTATTTAATCGGCCAATAGAGTATCCCAAAAAGAAAAATACTATATTTAATAGTATTAATACGATCAATAGTATGCGTATAGTATCTACCATAGTTTCCTCTAAAGTAGATTTACACCACCATGCCAATAAAAAAGGGGCCAAAAAGGCCCCTTTAGTATCTTGACATTATATATTTATTGATATTAAATTATTATGGTTGAGATCCTAAGACTCTTCCCTTTTGGGTTCTGATTACATATCCTCGTCTAACAAGAAAAGGCTCAATACTATTCTCAATGGTTTCAATGGCGATGCCTGTCATTGATGATATTGCTTTTAATCCAAGTGGGGATCCTTTACTCTTTTTCAAGATATCAATATATAACCTGTCATAAATATCAAGACCATTATGATCAATACCTTGAACATTAAATATCTCATCTATAGAAATAACCTTATCAGGATTACAAGACATATAGTTCTTATACCACTGCAATCTAGCATTTAGAATTCGTGGAGTTCCTTTGCTTCGTTTAGCAATCTCCAAGAGGTCGCAATCCTCTATGACTACCCCTAATTTAGACGAGTTCAACCTTGCTAGTTTAGCTAGATCATCAGTATTATAAAAAGATAAATGTTCTTTAATGCAGAAACGATCATAAAAGGGTTGACTTAAACTTCCGCCACTAGTTGTGGCCCCAACCACAGTAAATACTGGCAGATCAATAGTTTCTGGAACATCTTTATCTTCGTCATTCTTAACAGTAATATTAAGAACAAAATCTTCCATGATCGGATATAGAAATTCTTCCACAATCTTAGGCAATCTGTGGATTTCATCAATGAACAAAACTGATCTTGGCTCAATACCCATAATATACGGAAGTATATTTTTGATGCTGCGTATGTTTGCCGCATTGGTGGTATAAAGGTTCACCCCCAACTCGTTGGCTATGGCACTCGCTATGGTGGTCTTTCCAAGGCCAGGAGGGCCGTCTATTAAAACGTGAGGCATCACCGTGCCTGTGTTTTTACAACCCCTCACAGAGACTCGTAGACGCTCTTTGACATTATCCTGTCCAATGATCTCGTCAAAAGTTGATGGTCGAATACCTTTAGCCATTTTTTTCTCCAAAAGATTTTAAAGCGTTTTTAATTAAAGATCCAATATCATTAGTCTTGCAAGAATTATATGATTGCTTAATTAATTCTTTAGACTCGTCCAAATCAAATCCATAGCCAGACAGAACTTTAGCACATTGATTCAAAAGGTCAACAGGAATACTATCAACAATATCTTCTGATGTCTTTCGTTTCCTTTTGGGCTTTTCGTAAATTATTTTAATATGTTTTATCTGTTTTGGCTTGAAAACCAAACCACACTCACAGACTATCTTAAAGTTTTTAACCTGAGCCTGTCTTATAAATAGCCAATGTTTATTATTACAATCTTCTGAAGGACACTGATATTTAAAAGAGGCATCAGTCTCAATCGGTTTCTGGCTTTTCAGATTTGTTTTTATCATTTTCTTTTATCCAAAATAGGAAATCATTAGTCTCATTATCAAATCCCGTTTCAAGAACTCCCTTATTTACCAAGTTATTCAACAGATTACTCACCATTCTGTCATTCAAAGAATCTAATACTTCTGAAAATATAATATCGTTTACAACATATCGTATACTATTTGTCTTTTTGTTTTTCTGTTTTTTAACGATTTGGGTTGTGATATTCAAAGATTCTTCAAAAGATAATATTTTATCTAATTCATCCTTATCTTCTGGCTTAACAGATATTAGATCATCAATTTCTGGATCATCTTTATCTTCCGATAAACCACTGCCAAAAGCATTATAAACTAATACTCTGGCGTGGTTAGTGAACGCATCCATGTCGTGAATTACATACCAGTTATCTTTCATAAGTCTTCCTAATTAAGTATTTCAAATAAACATTCGTAATATCTTGGCTGACTAACCACATGTTTAGCATGAGCCTGTAAATGTAATTCATATTCTTTTTGAAGTTTCTTATAAACAAAATATTTAATTTTCCATATTCCTTCGTTGTAATGATTATTCCCCAAATACAGGGAGGTTTTATCCCCCGCTGTATTGGAGAAGTAATCATTCACAGGTAACGAAACAAACGGAAATCCATCAACAGGTTCAACCTTATATTGAGGTAGTTTATTCAACACATCCTCTATAATATCCTTAGTTATCCATTTATATTCTATCTTATTAAGCAGACTATCCATATATTTCTTAACCCATTCAGTATCTATCTGAAAGTAGAATTTATAAGGATCATTATTTTCTGGATATTCTTGATTGTTCATAATTCAACCTACGCAAAACTTATCACTAATCTGGCTTGCCAAGTCTCTGGCAGCACCAGAAAGGAATCGGTTGTTACTGAAATACAACGCTGTAGATGCTTGGTTGAGGTACTCGACCACCGTTTTTAAAAGTTTGGCCTGCTCCCCACTCAAAACTAAACCACTGTCACCAGCATGAGAAGGCAACACTGGCGACGGATCACCATAAGCCTTCTCGTAATTATTAGTATAAAAGTTGTTGCACTTATAGTCACTATGCTTTTGTGGACTGTTAAGTTCCTTATTAAAGTCTACCCACACACTATCCTGAGTATTCTTTTGACCACAATAATCGGCACTGCTATTTGTATAGACTGCTCTTTGACTATTAAGTTCATTCAGAATCTTTGCAGCAGCATCAACCGTTACAGGAAGTCCAGTAGCATCAGACTTCTTATAGGTTTTTCTCCACTGGTCAAACCAAGCATCACTAGTAGCATTAGGAACAATGGTTACTGTTGCTGGCTGACCATTTAATGCAGAGATTAAATCTTGAACATTAATTCTATGACCAGTTGAGCCAGTCAGAATACTTGTAAAGTAAGATGCTTTCTTTTCCCAGCACTTACGCCACCAAGTATAAGGAACTCGATAAATCTGATTAATCTTGATGGCTCGTGCATCTCCACCAAAGTAATTTACCAGTTTCTTCTGAATACCATTCCATGTGGTTTGATTAACTAGAGTTCGACTCTGATCGTCCAGAATCCAATAAATCTGATAACCATTACGAGTATCAACTACCCAACTTGGCTTAACAGCAAAGTTATTGATCTTATCAAGAGCAGACTGCTTAAACTTCATAACCTCTTTACTGGGCAGATAGTTTCCAGCAGCGTCTCGTCCAGCATCAATATCTACAAAACAACAAGCAATGGTATTGATAGCATACTGCTTTCGTCCACCGTTAACATAGAAGTAAGCATCAGAGTTGCTATTCTCATTAGCATTACGAACCTCAACAAGATCATTAGTATGCTTCATACTACTAATCTTTCTACGAGGATCTCCATTATAGCAAAAGATATGACCAACCAGATTAAAAGAATTTAGAAACTGCTCTTGCAGTCCATTCCACGAATTAGCATAACGCTTTTCAGCACTGCTGTTAGCCTTGTCATACGGATTAAAACCAAGTTCCATCTTAAACATATTTCACCATTACCTGTAATTGTAAACAACCCAAACCAATATCGGGATAGCAACCTCTACTATCATTAGCGATATAAAATAGCGGGAGAGGAATTGAACCTCTCTCAAATAGCGTTTGTTGAGTTTCCCAACCAGAGGCTATTATCTTAGTCACCAGACTCCACTTTATTTTTATTAATCAGTTATAATCGTCGTAATCTTCCTCATCATCTTCAGCATAAGCCTCTTCGTCATCATCCTCATTCCATCCCCAATCATAATCATTATCATAATCTTCATCCTCATCCTCGTAATCATCCTCACTAAAGACAGATGAATAAAGAGGCTTGAGAAGTTCGCCTTGATACTCTCCGACAACTTCATATCGGCAAGTGCGAAGTTTCTCATAGTTACAATCACTAGGAACACTCACAACATCAGCAGGATTAATCTTAACGATAACGATCTTATCGCCATTTTCAAGACTGCCATAACCGGCCACATAATTCAATGCACCAGCATGAAGCCCATTAGAGCAACCTCGGCCACGATCATCATCAACCTTTGATCGGGTCATTTCACAAACATTACCAACATGATTATCAAATACTCCGCGATATTTGTCCATGTAATCTGCTCTGACTGCCTTATAAGCAAGGAAATAACCATCCTCAGTAATGGGCAGATGCTCATGCTCAAGGAAATCATAGAGTTCCTTTTGACTTTGCATACTAGGATTACCCATAAGATTATTCAGGAAATTAACAAGAGGCTGAAAAGGCAGACCCTTGCTCATAAACTCCAGAATTCTCTTGCTAATCGACCCATGAACAACCTCACCCTCATAAGTTACCTGACCATTCTTGATCTCAACAAGACCGTCACTAAAAGTAGCAACCGCCTTCTCAATATCAATCATTTCAATCAACTCGTCAGATGTTGCAGTAGGCAATGCCTCCAGAATCATCTTGTAGTTAAGGTGGTCAGGCAGAACTTGAAAACTCTTGTTGTTCAGCACAACTGTCAGATTACCATCGACAAACATAAACGGAACACTCATGATATAAACTCCTATTGTTTTTAGTTACCTTGTGAATTACTTGATCAAACTACTCAACTGAATCTTAAACAATTCAACCTTGTCGCTATCCATACTCTCAACCCATACAGCATTATTTCTCTTACCATAATAATTATCAGCAAATTGAGAGATAGGATTATACTTGCTGTCCAAATCTCTAAGATTGCCATTAATCTGGTTGCTTCCCATAATATACTTCAGCATCGGGTTCTTGTCAACCTCGACTTTAAGAATTTTCTTCAAGTCTGCCGCTTTGGTCAAATTATACTTGATTGCTTTAGCATCAGACTTAAACAATTTAGTATATCCCTCAATATCATCAGAATGGTCAAACATCTGATGTTGAATATTTATAAGAGTGTTATATTGTACATTTTTCTTCTTGAGTTCCTTACTATCAAGATGATCAATACCTCGATCCTTGAGCAAAGAGTTGATATGGTCAAAATATTCAGTCTGAGAGAATCGTTTCAGATCAAAAGTTGCTCTGTGCATAGTATCGGCAAAGAATTCCATTACAAGAAAACTATCAATAATATTGGATAGTTCAGTATTCTTGATATATTTCTTATATTCAAGACCAAAAATACTCAACATATGACAAGAGAACTGACTAACCAATGTTCCATGATTGTAATAATAATTATCGTTATCACCATCCTTACTGATAAATTCCTTTTTGTAGAATTCAACAATAGAGTTGTACTCATTGGTATTGTTAAAATAACTCTTAATCTTTGTTGAGAGAATCTTTTTAAACCAAGTATTAAAGTCAACAAGATTGTGTCCTTCACTGGTCATTTTTGCTACAAAATTGCTCTTGATAGCATAAACCTTCACATCTCCAAATAGTCCCTTGATATTCTCATTATCAAATAGCGATACAATATTATTAATCTTAGGAAACTCTGGTGTGCTTTGATAACGAAGAATAGGAACATAAATGATAGAATCACTATCACTCAATTCGTCTAGTTCGTCACTTGTAAGAGTTTTCAAACTAAGAGCATCGTTATATTCGACACTAAGTTTACCAGAATCCTTAGACTGACCATGAATAAAGAATATATCTTGATCGCTCACACTACCATTACTATTTCTGACTCCACTTTTACGAGGGCCAGAACTTTGAGTAAGATGTTTATAATCAGAAACCTTGAGCAGATTCTCACTACCGACATCATTAATCAGATCATCAAAACCCTTGTCGCTTTGAGTATGATCCTTTGTGTCCATAATCATGTAAGCAAAACAATCATTTTGATTACAATAACGTGTCACAATCTTCTTGGCAGTTTCTTCACCCTTAACGTCACAAACAAAAAAAGCAATTTTCCCATTCTTCTTCTGACTATTCCAGTAAGAATATCCCTTACCAGTAAGAGTATCATGATGGATTTTGTCTGTTAGAGAAATAAGGCGTCGTGAACGATACCCGCTGCTCTTGTAATTAAAAACGTACAGGTTCTTGCCAGCCTTGATTTTATATTCAAGGTCAGCACCACTATTAATATTGTGGCTCTTACCATTAGGGTCAGTCCAAGATGCACCAACACCCCATCCACCAGACAATTCATTCATCTGATAATATGTTGTGATAGCCTCAATCTTGGTCTTAGCAGCAGAAATCTTCTTACTAAATTCATCCTTCATCTCAAGATAAATCTCTTGAGTCTTTTGACGCAGAGTTTTAATAACGCTCTTAGTATACTGCAAACCTTCACGGGAAACGTCCATTTCCAGTTCGCCAATACCAAAATCAAGTTCCAGATAAAGACCAGAGTTAATGATCTCAGTAACGAAACTCTTCCACGAATCAATATCGGCTTTCTGGAAAGCCCTATTCCACTTGGCAATATGATCTGGTTGATCTTCCTTTTCCTGACCAATAATCTGAGCGGTCTGAACAGGATATGCAATATTTCCCATGATAGCAACAACACCACTATCAATACGATGATAATTATTAGGATAATACTGAGTATCGTTATTAAGTCTGCAAACTCTCCAGCCATTACCGCTGATCACAATATTAGTATTGCTATACTTATGATCTTGCAGATTATCTCCAAGTCCACCCTCAATAATAGGTTTCATTCGGAAATAATGGAAAATCCTGATAGCCTTATTGGTAAACTCACTAAAATCATGGTTCTTAACAGCAAAACTGATTTCAAGACCATTAGCCTCATCAGTTTCACAAGTATTAAAAAGATTCAGAGTAGGAACACCGCTGTCATCAATAGCGGCGATATAAGTATACTTAGTTCCATTAAAATAAGAACTGGTGGTAAAACTCTTGGTATAAGCAAACGGACTCTTGCTACCAAGACCAAGACAACCTACAAAATCGTTGCTATCATTCTTATTAGAAGCACCGTAAGTTGTATACAGGTTCTCCATATCTCCCTGACTAAGACCAGTGCCATAATCACGCACGGTAAAAGAAGGATTAGCAGATGTTGGCAAGATCACCTTGAAGGGATTCTTATTACCAGCACTAATATGACTATCATAAGCATTAGTAGACAGTTCACGAATAACTGCCATCACCTTATCGGAATAAAGAGAGTCCGAAAGGATTTTAAACATTTTGCTAGTCTGAGCGATTGTAAAACCAGACTCGCTACGAACACCAGCACTATGAGTCTCAATAACGCGATCTGCCAACTTCATCTTTATGTCTCCAAATGTCCTGTGAATCGTTCCTGTGATAGTCCAATCATACCACAGTGTTATCGGTTGTCAAGCCCCTCTATCTTTAGATTGTATCGCCATCCATCCTAAATATGCCGTAAGC